CCTCCTCCGGGTTTTGTTAACTAGGGATTGCTACCCCGGACTCAGACTGGAGTCAACAAGAGCTGTAGAGTGAGTAAATCTCCCTCTAGTTACGTGGTGGCTCAACCACGTCGTGACCGCGATGGCATCGAATGACACCATCACTGTAAGCAATAATATGGTTTTATGGTTGAAGGCGTAATCTAGCCGACACCACAAACCCATAATAAAGCTCACCCCCGCCACGATAGGGGTTTGGACTTTACTACAATACACGGCATAGGCGGGCGCCAGGTGTCCGGACCGAGCTAACCCTTACCGCCCAGTTATGTGGTCGTGGGAGACCATAGTGTCGCACTAGCTGCGCCACCGACAGTGCAAGCAATTTAACGTGAATTGCGAACGTCACTGTTAACATGCATTTCACTTTCTTCACCGTTTCGTGCACCGTGACGCGAACGGCCCAACATTAGGCATGGTTTCGTTCGTAGCATACCAAGTGCTTCTCCCTAGCGGGCTCGACACTTGGCTAGATAGCCCCGGGTTGTCAATCCGGTGAGAGTGAGGTGGTGCCCAAGTCATTAAGGCATCTTTCCACTACCAGGCGCTTGTGCCTACCACCTGGGAGGGGGGGCTCTGAGTGTCTTTCGCTATGACGAGCGCATCAGTTTTGCAACGCTCAAGCCTACATTGTAAGACGTGCCATTTGTCGCAATAACCCCTTTGTTGCTCCATATACGGGCCGACGGGCAGGATCAACTTGCCCCATGAAATCCAGCGCCCTTGGTCCGTATTGAATTGCCGCATTTCCAAGTGCTCGAGCCCCTCTGTTTACATACCCAAGTAGTTTAGCGACGTGTGAAGGGTTTTCATAGAACCAGTCAGGGTTAGAAGCCAAAATGCGCCTTGCCTGATGCAAGGCTTCCAGCGTCCCCACAGCTACTCCATAGGGATAACGCTGTGACTCAGACACAAACTCAATAGTGGTGTCAACCTGTACAATATAATTGTTGGGTGTTGAAACAGCACCAAACAACATATAATGATAAGGGGTGGCATCGTCGAGATCGAACGTCGTGCTATAAGTCCCAACGTCGTTTGAAGTGCAGTCGGTTCTGTACAATTCATTTTCGCTTCGAAATTCCCTGTAAGTATAAACACCTGTGGCAGCCATACCAGTATATAGTCCAACAACAGACTCCAGGTTAGTTGCATTAGCGTTATAAAAGGGGACAGAAGTTGAATAGACACGTGCGGCAGAAACGTTGCCTTGCTTATTTATCTCGGCAGACGTGTTGGAAATGAGCATTGTGCAAGCGTTAACACGGTACCTGGTCAGGATTCTGGGATCGCCTGCCGCGGTAGAAGTATCACGTAGCATTCGATGTGCCCAACAAGGGTTAGCGGATGCGGGGCAATCAATTGTCATACCGATAGCCAAGTTAGTGGCGGTCCCAGCAGTTATCTGCAGGTTTTCCAGAACGACGTTATAATAACCAGCTGTTGTGGCAGTCCACATAACGCCTGCAGTAAAACTACCCGCTGTGATAGTGTTAGACTGCACAGCCAATGGCAGCGGTCCTGAATCAGGCCCGCGCCAGTAGTTTATGGTGAACAAAGCCAGTCCTGCAAACGTACCGCCACCGCCCGTAGTGGTGGTGACATTGATGGTGTCACCCACATTGAGAAATGCAAAAGAGTTGCCGTTCTTCGTTTTCCCAACACCCAAATTCATGCCATGGGGTGCAGAAGAAACATTGGATGACAAGGCGGTGAGCGGCCAGCTGGTCTGAACTTGATAAGTGGCAGCAGACAATGAACCCAGAATTAACCAAGTTTGGTTCGTGCCTTCAAAGTTTGCGGTATAAGTTCCTGCCGGTTTGGTAGGTAACGTATAAGCAAAAGCACGAGCAGGTTGGCCGAAAAGAACAACTGCTGTTTCACCGGCAGCTAAGTTGCCCAAAGTGCCGGTAATGGTGACGAAATTGAGTCGGTCTTTGACTGTTATAGCAGCAGTGGTTTCGAGATCCTGGGTAGGTAAACGTACGCAAGGGTGCTGGTGAGGGTCTATGATGCTCAGAGCCAGAGCACGAACAGCTGACTTGGCTTGTGGCCCAGTAACAGCGTAGTTGCCAGCGTAAGCATTAATTCGTGCCTGCATTCTGGGATTAGGACGGTTAGGCTTGCGTTTTGGTTTGCCGTTTCTTTTCCTCTGGGTTCGAGGCTTAGTTTTGTTTTTAAAGCGACGGTTAGCACCTTGTCGTTTAGGAGGCATGTGAGGTCTGTCAATTAAGAGACACTAACGATCATCATGTGCCATGATGATGTCGATAAAAGGATGTGAAAACAGGAATGGGATGGTATCAATTTTATTGATGTTTGCAAGGCAGTCCTGTACCAACGCCGGTTGCACCCGGTAACGTTCCGCCAATTCATTCAAAGTGCGATCATTGTAGCGGAAAGCATGTGGGTCGATAGCTGCGCGGTACTCATCCTCAGCATGTAATTTTTCCAACATGCTCTTCCTGGGTGTCAGTCTTTTTCCCATTATTGCAAGGACGCGCACTGCAATGTCATATAGTATGGGCACATGACCATAACATACGGCTTCCATATGAGCAACCTCGCCCAACCATGTTCGAGGGTCTCCAGGAATATCCAATGCGCAATGATGCTTGTAAAGTCTGCGTCCCAAAACAGGCCCCCACATATAAGTTTGACTGACCATTCCATTGGTTGTTTTCTCCTCGCAATAATAAGGGGTCATGGCCAAAAAGACCATTTGCTGGGTGTTCGTAATTTTGAGTTTCACCTCGAGGCCGCAGGCAGCCATATGCTTGAGAAAAGTATCGTACAAGATGGTCGGGTCCTCACCACACGGATCAAACATAACAAGCATGTCATCGCCAGCAATCGCAGCGAAGCACTTGGTTTTGGC